GCAAATTCCCAAGCTATTTTCTCAGGGCATGTATGAAAGCTAATCCCTACTGACTGTTTAAAATTATGGAACTTATCGGAATCAGTTGAATATTCTTTGCCTTTCGATAACATAATAGTTTTAATCAAATCAATTCTTTTTTTAATAACTTTGTTAAAATCGGTTACATTCATTTGAATCCTTTGTTTTCTATTAAATAATCATACAGCTCTTTTATATCTTTATATTCTTCGTTTAAATCAGGAGTGCCATACATTCCATTCATTTCGTATAAATAATAACATAAATGATAATCGCCATTTTCGGTTAATAGTTCTTCCCAAAGCAATTCATTTGCCCGAGCAATTTCATTGAAGATATCTAATAAATCAATTTTTAAAGCATAAAGTTCATCTGATCTTTTATTGTGAGCGATTTGTAAATCAATAATTTGTTTAAATTTTTCGTAATTCATATTTTTATTTGTTGGTTAATTTCTACATTAAGTTTGTTTTTGTGGATAATATTACTTACTTCCATCTTGTAATTGCATATCATTGTTATTATCTATTTTCCGATATCCTTCCGACCATAAAGTTTTAGTTAATATTACGCTGAGCTTTACAATGTCATCTTCTTCCAGTTCAGGAAGTAGTATATGTAAACTTTCATGAGTTAATATCTCCAGGTGCTTTTTACCTTTCAATCTAATATCGAGTTCGATAAGATTAAGTCCACAATGAGCCAGTCCCCAAATATTCTCCCTACCAAGTTTTAAATATTTAACTTTAATTTTCTTATTCATTAAAAAGGATATTTAATTTTTTCTTTTTTTTCTTTAATTTCTTTCCAGTCTTTTTGTAATTTTTCTTTAACAGCTAATCTAACAAATTGATTGATATTAACTCCATAATTTTGTAAAATATTTAAACTATTCATTTGCGTTTCGGTAAACCTAATTGTTTTACTTTTAGTTAGTTGTTTCATATTTGAGTTACATTTATTAGTTTTATCAAGTAGTTAATGGCAATGCTATGTAACTGCATCGAATAACGATACTTGATTTACGTTTGAATTTCTTTCTATTCCTAAAAGAGTTTGAAAAATAGTTTTTCCAGCTTCATAATCAACTAAATTTCTTGCTATTTTAATTTTGCTTTGTTCTCCTTTGTAACTAGATAAATCTATTTTGTGAAACTCACATAGTTTTTTCAATTCATCTTGATTAGGATTGTCTTTATTTCCAGAAATTCTATATTTTCTTTCTCCTAAATCTCCAGGTAAATTAAAGTTTGTCCAATATAAATGACGACCTCTTTTTTTAGCTGGAACTAATGGTTCGTAAAAAGGAATAACGTTTTCAACAATATATTTTCCTTTAAAATAATTATCTAAAAAAATAATTTCTTCGTACAATTTCATGTCCGGATAAATAGCTTCGGTTGTAGTGTCATAATTTGAACTATTCCAAAATCTCGGTCTTGAATGACTTGGACAAGGTGGCGAACTCCAAACAGCATTAAATATTTTATAATTTTTAACTAAATATTCGTGAGCATCGGCAATAATTACAATATCATTTGGAAATCGTTCTTTATACATTCGTGCTAATTCGGGATCAAGTTCAATTGCAGTAACTTCTAAAACAACACCAGCTTCTTTTGCTACTTCATCCCATAAATATCTATTACCACCAAGACAAGCGTAAAGGTTTAGTAATTTATAAACCGCACTACCATTAACACCAGTTTTGCAAGATTGGGTTTCGGTTTTCTCGGAATGTTTATTTTGTGTCATAATGTTGGTTTTTTAATTTAATGATTTGACTGGTCTAATCCCAACCTCGCAAAGCTGTAAACGTTAATAAAAGTTTGTACAGTTGCCGTTAAAGTTAACAATTATATCGCTTAATGCTCCATTCCTATGTTTAGCAACAATCAATTCTGCCTTACCAATAGTTGAATTTCCAGCTCCATCATCCATTATTCCATAATATTCAGGGCGATAAATAAACATAACCATATCCGCATCCTGTTCTATTGCACCACTATCCCTTAAATGTGATAGCATTGGTCTTTTATCATTTAGCTTTTCAACCTCCCTACTTAACTGGCTTAATAATATAATAGGTATGTTTAGTTCTTTTGCTAATCCTTTTAATGCACCGGATATCTCCGCAACTTGATCGTTGGTACTTTTGTTATTATTACCTTTGTCAATAAGTCCAATGTAGTCAATAACTATCATGCTTATATCTTTATCTCTTTTTAATTTTCGGGCCTTTACTTTAATAAAATTTATACTTATTCCGCTTTTATCTTCGATGAATAATTGTGAGTTCGATAACTTAAATGTCTCATTTTTATAAAGTTCTTTTTCGTAAGGATTCATTTTTTCTTTTAAAAATTTATAAAGTGGAATGCTTGTAATTTGTGAACACATCCTTGCATATAACTGAAGCTTTGACATTTCCAAACTAAATACTAATACCGATTTGTTTTGATTCAATACCGAATTAACAAATTTAAGCATTAAGGATGTTTTGCCCATTCCAGGTCTTGCTGCTAATATAATTAAATCGGAGTTCTGCCAACCTGAAGTAAGTTTGTTAAGTTCACTAAAACCAGTATCACAACCGATTAACTCGCCATCTGTTAACTTATCAATTTTATCTAAATGATAATCCATTTCAATAGCACAATCTAAAGCGGTAAAAGTTTTGCTAATAGAAATTTTGTTAAATATCTCGTTTGTATTTTTTTCGTTATCAGCTAAAAGTTCAAAAACATCGCTTGTTGATTCTTGAGTTTTTTCTAACAAGTCTGCAAGCTTATACATCATTTTTCTTTTAATGTAAAACTCACTTAAAATTAGTATTTTCTCATCGAACCTATTTAGGATAGCATCATTAGTAAGCAAGGATAGGTCGTAAAAGCTAATAGGATTGATTTTAAGCGTACTTTCTAATTCGTTTGATACATTTATAATGTCAATAGTTTTAGATGCGTTATTTAAGCTTAAAATAGCTTTAGCAATTAATTGGTTTTTTTCATCATAAAACAGTTCTTCGTGAAATAGTTCTTGAATATACTTAAATTCACTTGAATTAATCATTAATCCTCCGAGAAATTGACCTTCTAATTTTGTATTTGCTGGAATCATTTGAAGCTTGTTTTTAGTTTTAGGTTACTTGAATTATTTTTATTGGCCCAGTTCTTAAAGTGATTGCAAAATTCGTTAAAGTTAAGATAATCAATTTTAGAAGTTTTCTTAAAATCTGCAATTTTTAAAGCTAATTTATCTTTTGGAATATTTAAAGATTTACTTATATTTTCAAAATTTGTTGAATTACTTAATTCTTTGAAATAAGTTTCAATATCATTTATATTTTTATTTATAATTATATCTTTATTTATATTTATAGGATGTATAACATTTGTATCAATTTCTTTTACATTTGTATCATTTTCTTTTACATTTGTATTACTTTTGTATAACTTTTGTGTTTTTCTTTGTTTCCAAACTTCTTTTGCAGTTTCACTCATATTGTTTGATTTCTTATTTCTTTTATCCATTTCGGTTGCTAAACGTTCATTATAAAAACCATGTTCAGTTTCTATAAATTTTGATCTTAATAACTCGTTATTTGCTACCAATGAATTAAAACTAAGTTTATCAATTAATCCTCCATGCTGATGCTGAGAACATAATAATCTTATATAAATACCAATTTGCTCATTATTTAAAAACATGGTTCCTGTTAAAAAATCTGATGGGTAAAATAAAAATGCTGGGTCTTTCATAATAAATAAAAAATGCCTTAACTCCCTTTCGTGTGCAGGCACTACTCGGGAAATAAGGCAATAAATATTATTGTTAATTAGCTCCTGCAAGCCATAACTATTGCAAATATACTATAAAATTATTTCATATCCAAGATTAATTATAGTATTCTTTTTAAAGTACCAAAAAACCACGTATTGTTGTTTTAAGTTATCGAATGCTAAGATAGGGTTGCTACCAGCTATCTGATGAACCATAAAGTATTCTTTGAGTGCGTGTCTTAATCCTGTCATAATTTTTCAATTTCTAATTTAACATTTTTATAATAATTATTATTTTCTATTTTTAATATTTCATCTATTGCAACTAAGGAGCAAAGTTTAGTTTGTTCAAAATCAATAGTTAAATCAACTGTCATTTTTCTTAATAAATAATCGGCATATTGCTTTGGGGTTTGTTTCATATCTTATCTTTTTGTGGAATCATAATCCAATTAATTCTGTGTTTAAATTAGGTTTTAATGTTGTGTTAAAATTAGGTTTTAATATATTTTTCCATTAATAATTTTTAGATTGTAAAAAGTATAATTGCCTGTTTTAATTTCAAGTTCGCAGTAGGCGAAGCCAGTGTTCCATTTATTTATGGGCATGAAATACGGGTTTTTTCCGCATAAGCATCCGATTGAGTGAACACTAAAAACATTGCCATACATAGAAGCTTCAGTATTAGAACTTGTTTTGTGATAGTGGCCAACAACTACATTATCTAAAGTTTTTAAAAATGTACCTCGAGCTGGATTAACTCCACCGCTACCTCCGAATAATTCGTGTCCATGTAATACAGTTAGTTTACCTATCTTTATTGGCAACTTATCTTTAACTACTTCAATCTTTAATTCGCCAAGTTTCAATAAAACTTCAAGTTGAAAATCAGTACAATCAAAAATCTCAGGTGCTTTTAAAAATAAAAATTTCTCATATCGTTCATCATGGTTGCCATATTTAAAAACTATTTTAGCTTTCGGAAAGTGTTCACGTAACGAATTTAAAAATATACGTACAGCTTCAAATTCTTGATGCACCTGTCTTTGTCGCCAGCTTTTCTCGTGTCTCGATATAGAAGCGAAATCAAAAATGTCCCCGTTTAGTAAAATGCAATTTACTTGTTTTTCTTTGCCATAATTTATAGCAATCTTAATAGCTTCATTATCTTGATAAGGAAAGTGCAAATCTGAAATAATTAAAGTTTTTGACTGGTTAATTAAATAAGGTTCGAAAGTTTCTGCATAGGATTCAGGCATTTTAAATTCAATAGCTTGATCTAAGAACTCTCTAGTTGCTAATTGTGATTTAGTTTTCTCACCTTTTTGGCCACGATAATATCTTAAACAACTTCTAACAGCATCAACACTAGTAAACTGTTTATTGTTTTCTGCATA